CATCCACACCATCGCCAATAGTGACTCTCTGCACATTTCCTGCTGCATAATCAATATTAGCCGTTCCGCCAGAGGCATCAACAGGTCCAACCTCTGTTTCAGAATAACCAGTTAATTCCAAACCAATCCCGGTTAAAGCCGTTTCAAACTTTTTCTTAATAGCAACTGGATAAAAATTATCACTGGCGGTATTTCGATAACCTAATACTACTCGACCAACACCAATATATCCAGCAGCGGCCCCGGTAGTAATGGTGGTTTTGGAAACGGTCAATACACTATTGTTGGTTTCATTTAAATCAACATAAGCATATTCGTTATCCGCTAAAGCAATATTACCAGCAGCGATTTCATTAGCAATAGCATTCCCGGCATCAGATATGAAAATAATCCTCATTTTATCTGACCAAGTGAGTGTACCGCTTGACCAAGTAATATCCCCATCACAATGAAAAAGAAAATTATGTTTATAAGTAATAGCTTTATCTAAGTCTTTGGTTTGTGCCTCCATATCCACTTTATTAAATCTTGTTGTTCCCTCAACCAAAGCAGTAATAAAATTATACATTAGTTTTCTCCTTCATCTTCATCATCTATATTTGTAGGAATTGCTGCTTGCATTATTTGTCTTATTGCTGGAGGCATATGGCTCATTTGTGCCTCCATTTGCAATTTTGCTCGTTGCCTTATTCTTATGGATTTTTGTTTGTATCGTTCTTGTTCTGCTTTGCTTTCTGTTAATTGTTGTTCAATATTTATAACTTTTGTCAAAATAAACTCCAACAGTTCTCTATCTGTCATTTTAATTTTCCTTTCTATAACATATACTCGCCTAAAGAATCATATAACATAACTACAACAACTATGTTAAATGGATATCCATTTAAACTAAATCTTATTTGTGGAGAAACATCTGTTTCACCTATTAAATCATTTAATCTGTAATAAGCAAATGTTACTGAAGCTGTTCCCCCTGTACTTTTTATACCATTTGTAAAGTCAGGATTATTATCAAAATATCCGTTACCAACATCAAATGATACACTTATATTCCAATTACCAGAAAGATTTATCCCATTTTGATCTTTGATTGTAACTGTAATATTTAACGGATTATCCAACCAATCCATTTCTGAGTAAACCGGAGAAACCAACATTGATGTAGGCACAGATACTTCCCACATTTTATTAATATAAGCCTGAGTTATTTCTGTCATCCCACCATACAACAAAACATGACCTATTTTTATATGGCTACTTGGGGTTGCTGGCATTGCTGGATCACTAATTGTTTGTGTACCAACAACTTTATCTATTGTTCCATCAGCGCCAATTACAAGCATATCATAGCGCCAATAACCTGCCGATGGTGCAGTAAATGTAAACACCCCAACAGATTCGCCTAAAATAACATTATCACCCAAAACCATTGTATTATAATCATTACCAAGCAGTAAACCACCAACACTGTAAGTTACATCATTTATTCTGTATGTTCCATTATAGACCTCCACCCTCATCACACCACTTATAGCATAAATATCCAAACCACTTAACACTGCATTATTTGAACCAATTGGAACTATTACGTCTGTTGAATCTGGAAATGTGGGTATATTTCTACCATGCCCCACTATTTCCAGAATATTTCTATTCCCTCCACGATGCACAATTCTTACCGCATTACCAGCTTTTAAGTATTGTGGGGTTGATTCCCAATTTTGTGGATATCTCGCATAAAGAAAATTAGTTGATCCTTGTATTTTTATTTTGCATAAACGTTGTGTTGGTAGTACCTCCCATATAATAGCATCTCTGGTTTCTTGTCTTGATTTGGAAACAGATAACGCATTTTTTCGTATAAGTCTCTTATTATTAAATAAGCCCATGATTAAATTCTCCAACCCTCTATATCATCAATACAATAACCGTTTTCCCCAAATTTCCATTTTCTTTTTATATCGCTAATAAACAACTTAATTGGTAAATTTGTATAAGGGTGTGGTACTTGTATTGTATCCCCCTCTTCATCCTGTAGATGAGCTATCTTGGAAAAAGTAACCCTTTTTCTTTGTAATTTTTGTATCATCATTTCAAATTCAGCAACAAAACGGCAATCAGCTACAGTATAACAAGCAAATCCTTCAATCATATCTCTTATTATTCTGCCAATTTCTTGCTGTAATAATTCATCATTTTCTGTATATTGTACTGATCTACGGATATTGCCTACAGGAACACCCCAAATTTCATATTGATAATTAACCATTGAACCTAATATATTCAAAGCTAGGAAAATACCACCATCACCAATGTATCGACCAATAGGTAGTGTTGGGTTTGGACCAATACTAACATCAAGATCTGGTATCCAATAACTACCAACAATAATACCTAAAGCTGCTGCAAAATATGGAATTAAATCTGGACAATCAATCTTTACAGTACAATATTTATCATTGGGGTCTATATAATTAATGGATTCATCAACAGAACCAGCCAACTCAAACATGATACTTGAGGTAGTTTCCAACTTTACCAATCGTGGATACCTTACCCTGCGACTACCATCATCTGAATAGTAAATATCATAAGTCTTTTTATGACCCCACCAACCAGCAGTACCATTTAAAGTAGCTACTCTTTCTTCTGCAAAAAGTACATCTATCTCTTCTTTTTCTTCTCCGGTAACAATTATACGATTAATAAACGATGAATAATTATCATCCGGTGTATATTTCATAATTGCTTTTTTATCTGTGTATGTATGAACTACACTTGCACTATCTGAAATTAAACCTAGAGTAAAAATATCATCCACAGTTATTTTTGGGAAATAACCAAAGCGTTTAGCAATAGTATTAATGATTTCTACAGCATCTACTTCAGCCCATTGTGCATCAATAGAAATACTTCCCTGCATTGTTGGAATACTTACCTCTTCAGTAAGTAAACCAATTATTTCACCTGTTAAAAAATCATTCAAGATATTTTCTGGTGTTTCTTCAACATATCCTATTGCTGTTTGATTATCTTCACTCCACAAATATCTTTTATCTTCTGCCCGTATAGTTATTTCAGGATAAACATTTACCGAATATTCTATACTTGTTTCAATTATAAAAAATGTACCTTGATTTTGATAATAGGCTACACCACCAATCATTTCTCCTGCTTCAAAAGTTAATTTACGACCTTTCCTAGCATAAGAGGAAAAAATAGATAACTGGTTACTTGGATCAAATAAATGACCATGAGACAAAGCAAAACTTAACTCATTGGGTTTTCCATCAACAGTTCTTCTTAATTCAATATCTCTGCTGGTTACTACATAATTGGTTATATCAAAAAATGGTTCAATAACATCCCAAGCAAGAAAATGGTCAGTGAAATTATTGGTATCTTTCTGCCAAAAACACCATACTTTGTTACCTTCATCCATGTTAAGCCAAGCATTAAGAGCTGTAGAACCATTGATTAATTGTGCATCAGCAGAAAAAGCCCATCCAGTTGTTTTAGTTCCAAGTTTATATAGTGTCTGTTTAAATTTTCCTTCTCTTAAAAAAGAAACCACTGCACGATAATTATAAGAACAAGTGAAAAAACGATCATTTGCTGAATCATATACAGGACCACCACCATTACCATAAAAATTATCTGTATTATTTGGTGTGATTCCTGTAATTTCCTCATTACTTAAACGAGTAAATTGCTCCGTAATGATGTTGAATATGACAATACCATCTACATTTGTACCAATATATATTTCCCCTAAATCTTCATTAAGGGTCATTTTATAAAAACCATAATCATCTGCTGTTTTATAGCTGGGAATAACAAATCGTGAAGTCTCAGTTGCAGGGTCGAATATACCTAAACCCTTCTGATTTTCATACCCCGTGTCACCCTTATAGGCAAAGGTAAAATAAATCTTATCTTGGTATTTTACATAATCATTAAATATATTATAGGAAATACCTGTTGGATTTCTAGTAAAATCATAAATAATAGAACCAGAACTTGACCAACAAATTAGCTCGTTACTGTAATAACCATAATTACACCATAATTCTTCTCCATAATGTTTAAAGTTGCCTCCAAAGGCTGTACGAACAAGATCTTGATTAAATAACACATTAAGTGTATACATTGGCCCAACATCATTCATATCAATATAACCATATGTGACATTGGCCGAAAAATTTCCCGAATAAGTATGAATCAAAATCAAATAGATTCTTTCTTCATCAAAATCAGTCAAAATATTAATAGTGTTATCACCCGGAAAAGGGATATTGGAAACATTAACTACTGTGCCATACGTAGGATTATCACCAAAATAATAAGTTTTAAATGTATCTGCATTAGCATCCCACAACCCTACCGTATCATCATTACCGATCACCACTTTATTGCCATATTGTGTTTGTGAATATCGTTGAGCACCACTACCCCAATATGATTGAAAATGCAAAGGTAATGCCGGAACCGTGGTATAATCTATTTTATTGGTTACTGACCAAGTTGCTATATCAATCTGCAATATAGCTGCAACCTGCCATTCAGTATTTTGATTGATTACGCCTAAAACCACATAAATTTTTTGCCCTGCTATATCCAGCATACAATAAGTTGGCCCACTAGCATTACCACCATTCCAGCCAGCGTCTTCATAACCCAATACTAAAGAACCTGCTTCTTCTGTATATGATAAATACATGACTGTATCTGTATTTTTTACAGCCGATGGATATTTTCCAGTTGAACCAAAAACCGTATAATCAGTTAAAATGGTTGCTGCACCCCATGTAACCCCGTTATCGCTTGAAGTTGCATAATAAACATTGTAAAGAGGATTATTGTTAGCATCCAATATTTCTGGAAATGAAAAAAACAACAGTAAATCTGTACCATCTTGAATTAAACAAAAGTCAGCCGGGATATTATAAACCGTGTTAATTGGCGTAACAGCTAACGATGTTACAATATTACTCGCTGCACTCCACGAAGCAGAGGCAAACGTTGCAGATGTTCTAGTTTGAACACCCCATATAGGTGTACCTGATACCCAAGCATTATAAATTATAAAATAACTGTTATCTGGTTGTTGATTAATTGCAACTGATCGTTTTATTTGGGTATCACTAACAATCAAATAATCAGTTATTTTAACTGTGCCATTAACATCAATCGCAGTTGCCCTTAATTCATAACTACTGCCATTTAAACGAATATAAACAATACCTATATCACCATTGGTCAATTCCACCAAAGCAAAATCAAGTATATTTCTTCCTGTAACTGTTGGCACCAGATTAGTTAAAATAGGAGTATCAATTGTAAATTCCAACCTATCTGTATCAGTTTTAAACATATACAGATGATTATTGTTTGCATCAAAATATTTTAAATTAAAACCAATGATTCTCCCTGAAGAGTGTACAATAAATTTGGGTTTGGTTTCATATTCAGACGTTGTGAAAACATTTCCAATAAAAGGAATATCATCCACAGATTTTTTAGATAATAATCTGATAATAGGATGATGTACATCCCCATCCATTGCTGCTTGTAAAGTAGCATCAAGAGTAATCATTATATTATATTCCTCTTTTAATTTGCACTCATTATCAATAACTTCATTTTAATATTTTTTCGATAAGATTCACTGGTATCCATATTTAACCAATAAGTACCTTCCAACTCGCTTATAATCACGTTATATGTGGTTGCACCTACACTACCCCCAGAAGGATCAAATACAATTAGATCGTCTGCCTGATAAAGCGTATTAAGTGAATCATACTGTGCTGCTGGCATCCATTCCCACTCAAGCGGAACCACCACACCTTTGATAGTTGGTGCCAAAGCAAAATAAGCAACCCCATCATAAGTATCAACAGTTGAATTTCTCTTTCGTGGAGCAATAAATGGAAATTCTATTTTTGGATTATAGGTAAAAGTTACCCCACCTAATATCATCTTGTTCATTACATTTGCTCCTTAATAACTCTTAAAGTGGTAGTTTTTACCACTGATTCCAATTCATTTCTTAATTGTCCTAAAAGTTTATTATTTGCATTTCCTTCTACAGTTATAGGTATATTAATTAACAAAGAGCCAACACCACCGGAACCATTCATTTTACTTCTTGGTGTTATAAATTCACTTTCTTTTTCTCCAAACGAATAATTTTCTCCGGTACGTAACCCTTTACCTATAACTGGTTCTGTAATCCAACCACCTGAAGCAAAACTATTCCAACCAGCCATTCCATCTAAAGCACCACCATAATCTAATCCATAATTACTGGCATCTATGGAAAAACCACCAGAACTAATAGTATTACTGCCATTACTTCCACCACTATCACCACCCCCACCACCAAGCATACCTAAAACCATGCCACCAAGTTGACTCCACATGGCACCGCTACCAGCAGCATTATCACTATAAGACATGACACCACCGCCACCACCAGAAAAACCACCGCTGAATATGCCTGTTACCCAATTCAATAAACCTGAAAAGGCATCTACAATAGCTGTAAATGGGTCTTCCAAAGCTTTTGTAAACCACTCACCAACACCTTTTATACCAATAACTATTTTATCAAATACAGCTTTAAAGCTAGTTATAAAATTAGTATTTTCCTCAGTGCCTTCTTCAGATTTCTTTCTCCCTGAAAAGTCAGGAAGTAAATTCATAATGTTGTCAGTGATATTTCTTTTTATCCATGCCCGTGAAGCATCTTTAGCTATATCTGTAATAAAATTTCTAAAGTTACCTTTAAAAGAATCAAGATTGAAAGCTGCTTCATTTAAAACATCTGTAAAAGAATCAGCCCACCCTTGTGCCATATCTTTTAAGTCTTTCCAGAATGGTTCTTGAATATCTTTTTTATGTTGTTCAAACACAACACCCAAATTTTCCATTTGTTGTTCTAAATAAATAATATGGTCTTGAATGACAGGGGGTAAATCCATACCCTTCCATTTTTTATTTATTTCATCTATTTTCTTTTTAATATTAGCAACGCTATCAATATATTCTCCTTCTAAATCCATTAAAGCCGCTTTTTGCTGGTCAATTGGTCGAATAGACAGTTTCAAAACATCAGCATAGGATTTTTTAGCTTCTGCCAATGCTTCCTGTTTTTCCAATTCCATTGTAAGTTCGGCTAAAGCTTTACGTTCTTCTCGCATTATTTCCAATTCTTTTAATAAAGCATCCCTTCGTGTGGGATCATCCATTAATGTTGTTGATTTATTAATATTTTTAATTATCTTATTAAATTCATTATCTATAGCTGCCAACGGATTTAAAACCCGATGGGATGACATGGACTCATAAAAAGAAGTATAAACATTTTCAAAATCTTCATTGATACTATCAATAGAATCATTTACACCTTTTTCAAAGGTACCCCATAAATTCTTAATCTGACCACCAGTTAAAGCCTTTTTGTTTTTTTCAATAAAATGCTCAAGAGAAATAGTTAATTTATCATATTTCTTACCTAATTCTTCAAATGGTGTTTTTGGGGCTACTTCAAATGATTCTAATAGATTTTCATATTCAACTTTAACTTGTTCTATTTTTCTTTTTTGTTCATCATAAAAAGCACCTTCCTCTTTTGTTTTTCTAGCCAATAACACTCTACGGTATTCATCAATTTTACCCATTGCTTCTTTTTGTCCTTGAAGCATCTCATTTAGTTGTTTGTTTTTCTTTGGGTCATTTCCAGATTTTTTAATTTCAACATTAATCGCATCAATAGCTTTAGCAATAGAATAAGCAGCATCTTCTGTTTTCTTTAAACCAAGTTGATATTCATAATTAATTTTAGCCACACCATCAAGGGATTGTTTAGTAACACTTTCAATGTCTTTATCTATTTTAGAAATATCTTCTGCCGCTTTCAATAATGAGGTATTGAATATATTATCTAAACCATTAGCATTTATCTGCGTATCTTCAAGAGTTTTATTCAATGCTTCAGCAGAATTATTTATATCATCAAAGGCTTTAATATTTCCATCCATAACTGATTTAAATTTATCGGTTACATCTTTAGCCATTTCTTTCAAAACCTGCCATGCTGCCTTTGGCCCATCTGTTGCTAAAGTAACCAAAGAAGCCGTCAATCCAACCACACTAGAAATCATTGCATGAATTGAAACAGCTATCATTTTTATTAAAGAGGATATACCCCATACAGCTCCGTGAATACCTCTAAAAACTATTAACCAACTACTTGTTTTATCTGCAGCACCAGAGAGGCTGGAAATTATATTACCAAGCTCTTTAACAATTAAACGCATGGTTTCCATCGCCATACCAAGATAAAACGCCCATTGACGCCCATCTTCTGTTAATTTACCTGTATCAACATCAGCTAAAGAAGCATTAAAGCGTTCCATTGAAGCAGAAAACTCTTTAAAAGTGTTCTCTGCTCCAATACGTTTAATTTTATCCCATATTTTTTGCAACGCTTCTAATTGCACAGAATAATCATGTGCCATTGATTTGTTGACTTCATTAAATGGCACAAGAGCTTCTGATAAAACATCCAATAAATCTTTACCTTCTTTTTTGGCTTTTTTCAAAGTATCATTAATATTAATACCAATCATTTTAAACATCATGGCAACCTGATCCGTTGCCCGTTGCCGCCCTTGAATAATGGCATATAATTCCTGCCGCATCTGCACCCCGGCATTTGCCATACCCTCAGTCAAAATCTTAATAGCTGTACCTATGGTTGAAATCTTTTTAACATCTTCGTCTGTATTGGGAATAATACCAGCCTGAACAAAAGTCTTGGTCAGCATGGTCATATCTTCAAGAGTTAAAATAGTTTTTGCTGCTTCCATTTCCAATTTCATCATTAAATCTTTGGAATATTCAAAAGCTTTATTAAAGTTCTGAGAAACATCCCCAATCATTGAATAGGTAATGGAAGCAGCAATTGCCATTGAATCAGTACGGAATTTTTGAATATCATCTAATACTTTAAAAAATGTATTCCTGATTGTAGAGGTGGCTTTCGATGCCAAATAAATCAAACCAGCCACCTGCCAGCGGAAATTACGAACCATTTCCCAACTGGTAGCAAACAAGGATTTAGATTGCCGTCTGGCAAGTAATTCAGACTGATTAGTAGCCTTATTACTCATAGCAGTAATTTGTTTTACATTAGCTTCCAATTCTTTTAATTGTTCTTTTCGTTCTTTTATAAGTGGTGCTGCATTTGGTGCCAATCCTGCTTTGTGTAGTTTTTCCAAAGCAAAGATATTTTCTCGAATATTTTTCAAATTTATATTATAAGCATGAATAGATTCATTCATTGACTTAACATCAGCTTTAAACTGTTCAACCACTTCACGTTTCAAAAGTTTGGTATTAGATAACTTTTTGTATTTCTCTGCCAAATTGTTATAAGCTTTATCAATGTTTTCAAATAAACCCCTAGAATTTTTCACTTGGGTACTATTGGAAATCTGTGTTACCACTGACGATATTTCTTTGGAAATACGTTTTTTGGCTTCTTCAAATTGATTGGATAATTTAGCAACTTCTTTTTCCGTATCAGCATAAGCTTTTTGTACCTTGGTTAAATTCTGAACAGCTTGCATCAAAAAATCATGTTGTTGCGCTTTTAATTTATCATCTGTTTGTTTACTCATTGCCAAACGTGCATTTTGTACTTCTTTTTCTGCTACAACTACACGTTTGGCTTGTTCTTTAATCGCATCCTGTCCAGATTTTAATTGCTTTTCAACTTTCTCAATACCTGATTTAGCCGATAAAGCACTTTCCAAGGTTCCTTTATTATTTACTGCTACTTCCAAATCAACCAGAGTATTCTTTGTACCAATAACCAATTGTTTAACAGAATTTAAAGAATCCTGTGTAGCTTGTAAAATATTGGTAGAAGCTTTTTTAGATATGTTTCCCAATTGGAAATACATATCACTTGCAGCACGTACCGTTTCCTTATCAAAAGGATTACCAACATTTTGCCAAGCATTAATTGCTGCCATTTTTCCTGAAGCTTTGGGGATACGGTCAAGGGTATCCAGCATACCTTTTTTGATAACTTCACTGCGTTTTAAATAATTCTCATAGGTCTGACTAAGCTTTACGCTGTCAGCCATGATTTCCCGCATGGCTCCACGGGTTAAATTCACAGAAGAAACAACAGTACGTTGTACTCCATTCATCATGGAAGACAGATTTCCAGAAACCTGCCGGAACATAGAATTTACATTTTGTTCCAATGACCGGGAAACATCTCCGGCCTTTTTCTGGAAATTAGAATATTGTGTGGCACTGCGTCTTAACTCTTCTTCAAAGTTAGTCCGTAATTCCAATACAATATCTTCACTGATTTCATTACCTGCTGAGGTTCCTTTTTTGCTCATGACCATATCCCTCTTTATATTTCATCGTTTAAAACGTGATAATCGTTCTTTCCAGTCAGAATCGGGTTTAGTATTTTCCAGAACAGCTACCATGCCTTTGTTATTCTGGATTTCCTGAAAACGTTTTTCCAAAGCATCAACTAATTTCTTATTACCAGAAAAGGCGGCATTCATTTCGGCTATCCGAGAAGTGCGTTCCCTGATTTCCTCCAATTCTGCCGCCTTTCTGATAATTTTATATTGGGAATAAGGAAGTTCCTGTATATCCTTTAAACTTATTCCCCCATCAAATGCTTTGACTATCTGAATGTATTCCCGAATCTGACTTACTGCTTTTTTTCTTCAGGGGTATCTTCCTTAATACCGGAAACACATTCATTGATAAGTTTGACCACTGCCAAACTAACTTTCATTGGCCATTGTGCCACAGTTGCTTCATTTACTGGACTACCATTTTCATCAACCACTACAGCACAAATAAATTTATTCTGTTCTTCCACAAAATTAATTTCTTCCTGTTCCATTTCAGCACTGGCAAATTCAGGTTTACCCTTGTTTGCCTTTTTACCCATTTTAAACAGTTTTTCCGCTTTTTCATTGGATATTGCCGGGATAACATAGGTATTTCCTTTAAACTGAAACTTGGTGTCTTGCGCCAGATCATCAAAACTTTTGATTTCACTCATTGTTGCCTCTCCTTTTTCTTTGTTTTAAATTGTATAAGCAAAATACTTATACATTGTTGATTTTTTTAAATTTCCAACCTTTATGGGTTTTCTCTAAACCTCCTATACAATTACAAATGTGTCCTGTATTTAATCCATATTTTTTGGCAAATTCATTTACATTCAATTCTTCTGTTTTTATTCCTTCTGGGGAAATAGCCTCAAAAACAATAACATGCCTTGTATTTTTACTTTGATCGCTATGCTCTATAAAACAACAGTTTTCTCTACAATAGTTGCCATTAAAGTCTTTTCTTTCAATACTAGGTTTTTTTATCTTTAATTGTTTGATTGCATACAAATATTTAAAATACATATCTTTATAGAAGTTTTCAAATTCTTCCCATCGTGTATCGTATGTAATTCCTCTTCCACCATAATCTTTATAACTCTTGTTTTTTGGGTTGTTGCATCTTGCTTTTAGTCTCCTCCAAAAATTGTAAAATGGAGTTTTGGTTAAGCCATGTTTTATGTTTTTTACCTGTCCTCTACTATCCACATATAAACAACCACAACTTTTTGTGTTTCCTGATTTAAGATTAAATGTTTTTACAATATGTTTATTGCCACAATCACATAAACAAACCCAACTACCCTTTTTATTATATTTTTTAACAAGCAACCTTCCAAATTTTTTTCCAATTAAATTCTCTTTTGGTTTTCTATCCTTTGATTTTCTTCTGGCCTCATCACACAAACAACCACAACTTTTTGTTCCTCCAGACATTAAACTACTTGTAAGAACTATCTTCTCATTTCCACAATCACACTTACATAACCAATTACCAGAACCAACCCATTTTACAACAGTTAATCTTCCAAATCTTTTTCCTGTTTTATCTTTATAGTTGTCTGTTTCTCTTTCTTTTGCTAATTCACGCATTAAACAACCACAACTTCTAGTTGTCCCATTTTCTAAACTATCTTCCCTTACCTTTTTTTCTGTTCCACAATCACAAACACAAGACCAATACTTTCCTTCATAATGCCCAACAACCAATAACCTCCCAAACCTATCACCGATTAAGTTCTTTTTTCTAATCTTCACGATAATTTTCCTTTCCACTGAGAGGTGTATAAAGAAATAGGCTAACTGACCTATATGCTTTATACACCCCTTTTAGTAGAAAGTCAATCAGGGACTTGAAAACCCACTAACTCGGAAGAGTTGGTCCCCAGCTGCCCTTGAGTCATCGATAAGCCCAACAAACTTGCAGGCAAATACTCTTTGCGAATCCGTGGTAAATGCCACTTCAACCGCACCACCAATATTCGGAGCCGCTTTATAAATCTGGAAAATATCAGAACCATCAATTGGCTCAATAACCAATTCACCCGTTGTAATTGCCCCACCAACCGGCTTACCAAAAGTAAGATAAGTCGTTTGGTCAGTAGCTGAAGCAAACAACATTTTCAGGTTATCAAAGGTGGATTCCGTCAGATTAACCGTAACTTCCAAAACCAGACCGGCATCCAACACACGTACCGGGGTTTCCCCGTATTGGTCAGATTTCAATTCATAAACGTTTTGGGTAATGGAAATAGACACACCACCATAGGTATGTCCAATATGCCGTCCAGCAAAATAGATATAAGCAGGACCAATCGAAATATTATCAGAATCAAATGCAGTTGCATATACAGTCATGTTCATTCTCCTTTATTGTATTTTTTATTATCTTACTATTCCCCTGTAACTACTTTTTGTTTCTCCCCTTTGTTTGATTTATTTTTTAAATAGTATTTAGCTGAAAAGCATTTACCAGTAAAAAATAAATCAAGTTCTTTTAAAAATATTAGACAACATGAAACTTACCATTTTTACCCATTGTGTATTTGATGGTGCTCCTTCGGTTTGTGCATCATTTCTGGATACCAACTCACAATGGTTAATGCGCCAATTGGTTGTTTCTATTTTTTGCGTATCAAATAAATCAGTTAATCGTTCAGCTACTTTATCCGTAGTTTCCTGATCTATGGAAACAACTTTAAAAAACAAAGAGCCATTGACAAATTGTTTAGGATAAGACCATCTATTAGGTCTTTTTCCTAATGCCATTCGATAAAATATAGCTGCTTTTTTACTACTTGAGTATATAACATCTTCTGAAGGGTTCCAAGCATAAACTCGTTCATCGGATAGAGTATATCCAGTTAAACCTTGAAGAATAGCATCATTGACTAATATATCGACAATTTCAGCTTGGATTTCCAACATAACTCAATCCTCCCACCACTCATTATCATAACCTTTGGAAACATCCAAAGCCTTTTTATTATCAAAGTAGACACGGAAATAAATAGCAGTTTTTGCACCTTTACTTCTGGTTGCTCTTTTCATTGCTCTATGTAATCTATCTCTGATTATAGTTCTTATTTGTGGTCTTAATTCTTCCATAATGCTACGAAACCAAGGACGTTCATCAACTGACCATCCATCAGAAGCAGCACCAACATCTAAAGCATTAGCATATATTTCTACCGGGGTTTTTTTACCTTTACCTCTGGATATAAATATTTTTCCACCCGCATAAAATAAAGATTGATATTCTGTTCCAACTGAATCAAAAACACCAACCCTGACTCTGCCTGTTTCATCTATCTCAAATGATATGGAATCAAATAATGTACCAGTTGGAACGCCTAGACCACTATCAAATGATGCTGGTGGTTGTCCCGGTGCTGAAGCTGTATAAGAGCCTAATTCAGTGTATTTATTTTTATCACCATTATCTTCAACCAATACCACTGTATATTCTCTACCAGACGGTGTGCTGTTTAATATATTTTCCCTTATTGTAGCAACTACAAATTCACCTATCCATTGTGCTGTTTTTTCCATTTCCAAATCTATTGAATTTAAAATTGGATTTAGAATATTTTCAGCTATAGCTCTGCCCAATTTACTTTTTTGGACAGCTTTACCTATGCGGATACGTTCTTCTGCTATGTCATGTTTAATAGTCATTTATCAGGTTTCCTCAACTGATAAAGCTACTTCCAGATGGTGTGAAGAACTACCAGATGCAAATATTGGTGATGGTATTCCATCCACAAATAAGACAATACTTGACCAAGTAATTTTATCTCCTTTCCTTATATCTTGGGTTGTTTCAAAAAATCCCAAATATCTCCCCGTGGTAACTTGACCTGAATTTTCCTGATTAAAATTACTCACCACAGAACGATCCTGCTGAATATTACAGGAAACAGTAGCACCAATGGTACTCCATGTTTTTACCGATTGTTTATAATCATTCTTGGTAACGGTTGCCCGTTCAATTTTACAGGTTTGATTTAAAAGATTCATATCAGATGACCTCTTTCCGATATCGTCTTAAATCAGAAAAAATCTGTGCATTTAATCCCTGCATTTCTTTCAACATCAATGGAGAATAATTGGTATAAGAATAATTACCTATTTTCTCAGACTGTAGATTAGGATTATTTGGCACATTAACCAAGGTTCTAACCATATCAAAACATAAGTATTTTAATTCTTCCAATTCAGCGTGATTGGCCGTATAACCACCATTCCATTTGGCTTTTATATTCTTTACATAACCATAATAAAAACTTCCGTAATAAACCAATTTACCCACAGCATTTTTTAGATGATATCCGGTCAAATCACTGTAATCTGTAGCAGCAATAATTTCTACATCATTAATATAAAAACTGGTTACTGAGTTAACCGGATAGGTGGGGAAATAAAACTCAACACCCGTTATACCGTCAAAAATGGCATAACGTTCACTGTAATCAGCATTATCCTGTCCTTGACCATCCAAAGGAGCATAATCAAAGGTTCTAGCTTTTAAAGGCCGATTACAGAAGTCCTCAAAGGCTACAGTTGCCTTATTTATTAGATTGATGACTTTATCCGTGGTTGCTTGGTCTAAACTGGATAAACCCATCATGGTTTTATAATAATCTGTATCTATTAAAGCAAAGGAAAGAAGAGACATTGGTTTATTCCTTTACATATTTATTTGTGGAAATAATGGTTCATCAACATCCGGTATTCTTTTATTTTTATCAATTTCTTTTTCTTTATTGCCATTAGCAAAAATCAGAACAGTACCACTATCAGGTAATTCTTTTTCTGGTAATGTGTCAATGATTTTTACTTTATTTTGTTTCTGTAAACTAAATGCCAGCATGTCATTCATATCAATAATACTATTGCCATAACGCCTGATTAAATCAACATCTAGGATTTTTACCTTCATTTTTGCCTCTCTATCTCTCTGATAAATTAATTTTAAAAAAGGGGTGCAGGAAAATCCCACACCCCTGCATACTGCATTACAACTGTTAATGCGTTAAGCCGTGGCAACTTTCGGGCTACGGCCGGAACCATAAGTACCCGTCAGAACCGTACCAGTTTGCGTTACCGGACAACGTTGCTCTTCAAACGTCACCAGATAAGCACCCCAATTCACCGTATCGGTATCAACATCATGATTCACCCGCAGATACCGTTTAGGATCATCAATAACCACCAGATAAAGACCAGTTTCAGTAATTTGCGGAATGGTGATAAAGTCCGCATCATAGGTGGAATCATCATCGGAATCCTGAACAACCAGATCCAAAGTTCCACCCGTACCAACGCTAGTAACATCAATAATCAACAAAGCACGATTAGCAAGACCACCAGTATAAAGATCAATTTCAGTAGTCGGGGAATTGGCGGCTGCACCAGCAGCTTCATCAGCCACCGAACGAATAATTTCAACCTTGTGATTGCCAATAATATCTTTCATCTTTCTATATCCTCCATCAGTTTATTTTTTGAAAAATGGGGATTGTATTTCAAATCCCCACACTATGAAAAAATTTGTTTTTTATTAAGAAACCCCGCCCAAGATAACAAATGCTTGGCTTTGTGCTGCCACGCCATCCACACGACCAGCACAACGCAGTGAAGTACGATTTTTACGGAACTGGAAATGTTTACTGGAATCCATTGCGAATTCCTGCGGGAAACCAATGTAATAATGCGACCAGTTACCAAGGATAACATCACCATCAGTACCAAGAGTCGGAATCTTACCATCCGCCAGAACAGCCGGACGACCAAGAATGGTCATATTATAACCATCGGAAATATTTCCAAAAGTTTCCTGAAGAACCAATTCTTTACTATTGGCAGAAACTTTCTGACCACGCAGATTGGCACGGGCTTTTTTGGAAATAAACCATACCGAACCTTCATCAAACACTGCCGGAAGTTTGGCTTCCATATTCAGAACGTCATCAACTTCAACATTGGAGGCGGTTTGACGATTAACCGTGAACACCGAAGGATCGTTGATAATCCCCAACGGTTGTTTCCCACCAGTGCCTTGAATAAACGTTTTGTCCGTAATCCAATACCAAGCGGCACGGAAAATACGGGTCAAGAAGTTCACCAGATTGACTGCCGAAGACTCAAGCAGAGTATTGGTAACTTCCGTATAACCAGAAAGTTCGTGAGCCACCATTTCCACCA